ATTGCGATACCACCGGCCAGGATTGGTTGTAGAACATTCTCCGGAACTTCTGCTCCAGATCGTCCAGGTCGTAGCGCTTAAGCGCGTTGGTTACTGATGCCCTCCAAACTTAAGTTTGGGAGCATTCGGATACACTCCGTCTCAAACGGAGCATCTTCGATTGTGATCTTTCCGTCCGGATGGACGAAAGGACCATCAGTTTCCTCTTGAACATTATATACCATTAATGGCATATAAAGTTCAATCTTTTCGAGTCCCTTAAGGGCCTCGTCAAGGAAAACTTGGTCGAGAGGAGTATCTCCTCGATCGAGTAAATCCCAGATGAAAGCGTAACGCTTTTTCCAGGACATCGTTCCGTACTTTTGAGAAGTATCGGCACGATTTAGGACCATCTCTTGAAAGAGTCTGGGCCTTTGACGCATCTTTAAGATAGCATCAAAAGTCATCCAGCCTTCGTTACGAAGGCTTTTGACCAAACCTCTCATGTTCCCTGCTGGGAGCGAGAGTTTATCTCGGGCTTCCTTTATAGGAAGGGATTCAATCCCAAAGCCACGAGATATTAACACCCATTTAGCGTCACGCTGAATGGCTGTTAATAGAGATTCGTTGGTATTAATACCACGCTCTATATCGGAAGTGACAAATGTTGACATTTGCCATTTTTCGATTTCATTGGCTTCTCCTTTAAGGAGTCGCTCAATGTATTGTTTGGTTGGTCGCGGGAGGCCTTTAAAGATCTCCGGCAATTCACCATTCAAAAACAAGTCCAGACCCCCCAGTTTCTGGGGGAGGAGTACTTGATAATAAAGGGAACTACCTTCCTTAGGAAGGTATGCTTTCATTCTTCTGAAGAAGCGTGCCCTTACCATCTCAACCCACTTACGTGGGAAGAGATCAGTATTAAGCCACCTTAGGGTTCTCCCAAGAGAGATGGCCTTTCCGATCGCTATATTGTGATCGTTTTGTACCTCAATACTCTTAGAGATTGGGGACAATAATCTGACTTTGACTGAGTCAACCCAGACAGAGTTCAGATAATTATCTGTAGAGGAATTTATATCCCACTCAGATAATCGATGGTTCTTGTTCTTAAGGACAAGGACCTTTTCACAGTACCGAACAGCTAAGCTGCTCTGTGCATGTTTTGTTTTGGAGATCTTAGAACCCCAAACAATATGTGTCTCCGTGATTTTCTTAAGATAGTCAGGGGGACCAAGTGCGAGATGATCATCACCTCCCACATGATAGGCCCGCCAAGTAACTTGGACAGGTCTAGTATACCATTCCGATTCGGACCAAAGGTCCGGTCGGTCTGGAAATTCGTGAGTGTCTCTAAAGAGATACTCGCGAATTGCCTTTTCCTCTACACATAAGTTATAGAGGCAAAGAAGAGCTTTCGTCATGGGTTCTCCCATGAGGATTCCTCTTTTCTTAATGAAGGTTGAACCTTCAGTAAAGATAAGCCTTTGACTAGTAACTAGCTTTAGGCCTAAGGAGATCAATGGATCTGAAGATCCTATACCTCCCATGAAACCCGTGACTTGGTCATAGACCACACGGGGATCTAATGCATCTGTTGCCTCTTCGAGGTCAGATGATAGTAATTGGTACTGACTTAAGTCAATATCAGTTACTTTACGGATCAGTGGAATATAATTCCATGCTTGGTCCGTACGCTCCATCCCCGACTCAGCCGAGGGATGAAGTTTAAGCAACTCTTTGAGCATATGCCCACCGGGTTGCTGAAGAATGATCACCCACCATAAGGAGGTTGTGACCACTCTACTCTTACCCCCAGGTTCTGGGACTGTAAGAGTTCTGGCGGGGATGGGCTGAAGCACATTCCCCTCCATATCTATGTACCCACTTATGTAGGCAACATAGAGTCCGACCATATAGAGCTGATGCCCTAAATGTTCGTCTAGACCCCAAAATCGGATTTCCTCATAGAGGTCTTCCAGTTTTTCGATCTTAGCACCAAATTCAGCTTCAGCTGTTATTGGTGTTTCGCGTGCCCACGTTTTCCAACGTTCCACGCCAGCCAACTCCTTTGCTTTAAAGCCAAGGGGGAGGCTAATCTCACCATTTTCTTTAGGGATATGGTTGAGAATTAATCGTAGATCATTATTGATCTCGATAAAACGACCTCCATCTTTAGATGGGGAGTCGAAACTACCGGCTGAGTTTAAACTCACGTGGGCAGCTGAGTCAGGAAATGATTTAATCCATTTCTTAACTTTTCGTCCAACCGCAAACCCTGAAAGGTGCGGATGAACGTAATCTGTTGAATTAAATTCAACAGATGTAGTATTCTCGAATTTCTTAAGAGCTTCGAGCATTACTTTCTTACCACCTGAAACAAAGTTTCGAGTGGTAATAAGGTGAGCCAACGAGGATAATCCTCGCTGGTTCCCATCAGACACATCCAAGCGTTTAACGCAAGGGTGTGTTACCAGTGGTCTGAAGATATTATATCTTCCAATCACTGGTTTCTCGATGGTTTCAGACTTAGTCTTTTCCATCCAGATATAGTTAGCAAACTGTTTATACTGTTTGGTAACTGTATCGACCGAATAGGTCGAAGTTTTAATCACTTGCCTAAGCAAGTGAATTAAAAACTTTTTATTCTCTGCCGTTTGTTTAAAACATTCGACATCGAATAGAAGAAGATTGTCGACTAAAGCCTTCAATTCCTCTTCAGTTCTTTCTATTTCGCTTATGCGACGTGAAAGAAAAAGATCCACCTCCTTGGGTTTTAGGCCCAAGTATTTCAATAGGTGGTGTCTGGCCTCAGGCCGGACAGTCTTTCCTCTCTTTTTCCCACGGCCCGTAAGGGTCGATAGGAAAGAGGAATAACGATGAGGGAGAATTATTTCTCCGTCAACGTCAAGGTATGGGAACCATAGGTTCACCACCTTGTTACCATCCCAACCAGCGGACGCCCGGAGGGTGTTCGTTTTAATTGGTATGGACATAGGTATCGCGTTG